ATGCGCTCTTGGTTCAAAGCCTGTTGATTGGCGGGCACCATGTTCCCGTCAAGGTACACCAACCTCCAATTGCGCTTCACATCTTCTGCGCAGTCAATGATTCTTTGATAGTACCTAGATTCTTCTACGTGCGAAGCAGCATAACTTAGAACGTCTTGCAACAAAACATCTTCTTCAAGCCCTAAGAAAGGAAACAGTTTGGAAACTGTCTTGAATCCAACACCTTTGACGCCTGGGATATTGTCGCCAGGATCGCCACATAATGCCTTCGCAAGAGCAAAGTGTTTAGATTGTACCCTAAATTCTTCCATCACAGTTTGTGGAAGAATGAACGTTTTTTTGTGAAGACTATACAACCGTGTCTTGTCGTCAAGCAGTTGGTAAAGATCCTTATCTGAGGACACAATGATCTTATCAACGTTCCTCATCGGTCCGCAACATAGGTAGGCCACGAGGTCATCACCCTCACAATCAGAGGCATAGAGTTGACAAACAGGAGCACACTTCAACATAGCGAGCAAAGAAAGCAATTGATGCTTACGATTCTCTTCTGTATCAGGTATGTCATCTTCATAAAATCGATTGAGTTTACCCGGAGCACGATTCAACTTATAACTTGACAACAACGATCTTCGCCTGCTGGAACCGCCACCTTCCCAGGCAATGTAGACTGCAGATGGTTGAGTTTCAAAAACTATTCGTCCTAGGGTCTTTAGGAAACCCATGCAACCTCCCATCTGATAACCGTGTGAAGACATCGTGGGATATGCGCAGTACGCACGTACGAACGCATTCATTGCGTCAACTATCAAAACTGGTCTTTTATTTTCTGCCATGTCCATTGTGCTCTCAATCCACGTTCTTGACAGTAAAACTTCAATGCCTCAAACTTCAATCTGTTGACCTCAGGTTCGTAGTTACGACCTTTCAGTTCTTCAATCATTTGCGTTTGATCACTAAAAGTAATTAAGAAATCTGGTATAAAGCGTCGTGTTTGACCTGATGACGTAATATATGGGATGATGATATGATGCTTTTTCGTCCACCAAATTACAGTCTGATCTGCGTCAAGTTGTTCCATTCGAGAACGTTCGAAATTTGAATCACAACGTGTTATGATACCTGTTTTGTTTGAAACGTACGTCGATTTAACGCCGTAACGATGACTTTCGTTCGCGTAGAATTTTCCACTGGCATGCAATTCAGCAAGAAATTTACTATGACGATCATAAGAGCCATTCTTCAACTTTGTATCTTTTGCTTTCGCACCCGCTCTTTTGTAACTTTCTGCGTCGCGGCCGGTGCTTTTTCTGGCCAGCGCAGCTATTGAAATATGCAATCGTTGAACAGCAGTTCGTTTTTGTCCCCTAACCCTTAAGACCCTTTTCGCAATCCATTCAGGTGTCTGCTTAAAGCCACGTCGTAAATTATTCGCCTTACGTGAACCATCAATGCGACGATCTTGAGCGATCTTCTTAGCAATTGCTTTGTATCTAGGGCCCAATTGTTGGCGTAAAAGTTTGGTGATCTTATTCCTGCACCAGCCGTAACGCTCCATCAATTCTGGGATGCAAGAACCTGCTTCAAATTCTTCTGACAATCTGATGATGAATTCAGGTGTTAACTCAGCATGCGGACATTGTCGTTGTTTTCCCATGATCTAATTAGAGATACGCAGAATAAGAACGTACGTCATTTGACATACTGTAAAGTTACTCCTTCATCCAACACAGTACATGCGCCTATTTAAACCATGAATGTCAACTTGCTCCGTGAGATGATCGGCCTAGTCATTGAAAAGATCCGCACAGAAAAAGGCGTTTCTAGCAAGATGGGCGAAAAGTTCAGCATCAATAAGTTCAAAGAATTCGATGAACCACACATTGCGATGAACTATGCAGAACAATTCCTTGAACCAATCGGAACGGGCAGCTCTAGAAAAACATTCTTACTCAGCAGCAAATATGCGTTGAAGATTGCAATCAACAAAGCTGGCGTCGGACAAAACGAAGCTGAAATAGACGTCTTCACTAACCCAAAGACGAAACCTATTGTCTCTAAGATCTACTCGAGTGGTCCAAATAACAGCTGGCTCATTTCTGACCTTGTCAAGCCGATTACTGATGAAAAGGAATTTGAAAAATTAGCCGGCGTGTCGTGGCCAGAGTTTCAATATTTCATGAACATCGGGTACGACAATAAACAACCCGATCCAGACTCTCCTCAATTTGTCAAAACGGTGCTAAACTTCGCATTTAGCAACAACATGATGTTTGGAGACCTAGCAGGTAAGGGCACAATGGATCACTGGGGGAAGACACCAGATGGTAGGATTGTGTTGCTCGACTCTGGTTTCACTGAAAGCGTTGCACAGGCTCATTATCGCAAAAAGCAAAAAACAGGCGTAGATCCACACGCAGAAAAGACAAATATCCCTGGCAGTCCAAGAGACAGTGCGACAAAGAAAAATGTCGACCCCTTCGCCGACACTGAACCTGTTGAACATGAACGCGATGCGACCACTAAGCTCAAAGGAAAAGCTAGCGTGTCAAAGACAAAGCCTTCACCCGTAAATAGTGATAGTCAACTGAAGACTAAGCGACGGAGTTAGGTGAACTCGATGGCGGTTTTGGAGCGCCTTTTGAAGGTGTTCGATCAATCGTAATGAGTTCGGCAAGCAATTGCGGAGCACACTTGTCTAGATCTTCATTGTCAAGATTGAAACGATGACAAGAATAGTCATTTTCATCAACGTTAACACTAACACACCCTTTTCCAAAGAGAGGGTGTGTCGTAGATCAGGACGTGGTGGTGGAAATCTTCGATGGCATAATTCTAAAAACTCTTTAGCGTTCTTCACTTTTCGATCTCCACGTCACCAAACCATAGTTGCTCAGCTGATTCAGCTTCTGCTTGCATTGTTACCACTACACGAAGGCGAGCTTCTTTCAGAATTTTCATCCGATGAAGTTTAAAACTTCCGAAATCAGCGACTAACATAGTAGTTTTTTTCTGACGCCGATTGAGAGGTACGGTGACGTCTTCTTCTGTCATTTCAATACAAGGTGTCCACAGCTCACTGAGTTGCAACAACTCCAGCATTTTATCACTAGCAAAGACGTCACACTTTACTAGCTTGCTGGACATGCCGTGTTTACAAAAACACGAAGTCACCAACTCTTGTTTACATTTGGTGATTGAATCTACCAATGTGTTGACGTCAGAATTGACCTGCCACTGAACTTTAGCGTCCATTACCTTACACCAGTAGAGCCCCAGCCGCCTTCACCACGTTTAGTGTCACTTAATTCATCAACATCTTCAAAAGAAGCGACAGTTACCGTTGCAAAGACAAATTGGGCGATTCGATCACCTTTTGCGACCTTGAACAACGAACTGCCTTGATTGATCAACAATATCGCTAACTCACCACGATAATCTGAATCGATGGTAGACGGACTATTGAAGACAACCACTCCGTGTTTTAGAGCTAGACTCGACCTTGGCCGAATCTGACACTCAAAGCCCTCAGGAATTTCCATCCTCAAGCCAGTACGGACTAATACCCTCTCGCCGGGTGGAATTTTTACATCTTCAGCAGAATGTACGTCACAGCCTGCAGATCCAGCAGTTTGATATTGAGGCGTTGGAATTTCAGGATCTAATTTAACAATCTTGACGTTGATCATCAAACATCCCCTTCATCAGTTTCAGGAGATTCACCTTCTCCTGAAGAATCACCACTAGCACCTTGTGTGTAGGTACAATCAATAATTTTGTCGATGAAAGGTTTGTATGCGGGATCGTTCATGATTTGATCAAATTCACTCTTGTAGAACTTTTTCTCTACCAAGACTTCACCAGATGTTTCATCACTAACAACCAACAAACGCCATGCTGACACACCGCTAATGTTAGCGTTGATCTTGGTCTTGTTGCCTTTTGCGTCAGTGTAGTCCATCAAGACCTTATTCTTATCGCAATAAGCTCTGACCTCATCGAAGATATACTCATGCTCTACAATTCCCTTACCAAAGATGATATCAAATTCATACTTTCGAAATGGTGGAGCGACTTTGTTCTTCTTAATTGTCATGATCACATGAATACCAATGACATTGCCTGTCTTTGGATCCTTGACTTGTGTGCCTGACGTCAATTTGATTCTCAGAGAGGCGTGATAAGGGATTGCTTTACCTCCTGGAGAAATATCGGGATCTCCGTGTGTAACACCAATCGCTGTTCTCAGCTGATTTAGACACAACAATGTTACATTGTTTTGACCGATGACACCGGTCATCTTTCTCATGCCTTTGCTGATAACTCGAGCTTGTAAACCGATGGTATCTTTGTCATAATCTCCTTCAAGCTCAGCTTTTGGAGAAGATGCTGCAACGCTATCCCACACCACAAGAAAGGGCCGATCTTTTCCTTTCGACATAGCAACTTTGGCTTTTAAGATCAAAGATTCAATGATCTGAAAAACCTCTTCTGTGCAATGCGTGTCACAATAAACAAAACCTTGTTTGACATTGATGCCCATCTTGCCCAATTTTTCAACTGGGGTTGCATTCTCAGTATCGATGTAAACAACGATACCGCCTAAGGCTTGGGTGACAGCTGCAGCATGATATGCAAGATGTGATTTTCCAATCGAGGGAGCACCAGTGATTTCAATAATTCGCCCCTCAGGATATCCTCCTCCGGCCTCATTCCTAATTGCATAATTGAGCTGGATCGAACCAGTATCAAGCCACCGCTTCACCGTTGTCGGTGCTTCAGTTTCGCCTAGATTGTAAGCGACACGCATGCCGAACTCTTTGTTGATATCTTTGATCAAAGACGAGGTGAGCTCATCGAGCTCACCCTTATCAACAGGAGCTACGGCAGCTGTTTTAGCTGCCTTTGCCATTGTTTATCCTTTACTCGTCGTCTGACATCAATTCACTGAATGCATCATCCAGCGATTGTTTCGGAGTCTCTGATTCACCATCAAGATCAGGATCTTGTGCCTTCTTTGTGCTCTTTTTGGGTGCCTTAGCAGCTGCGGCTTCTTTGACTGCGGCCATGGCTTCAGAAGGCGCCTCTGACTTTACTTCAGCTTTGACTTCGTCGACTAGCTGATCCAGAGCATCTTTTGAGCGCTCTTGACCACGACCAGTTCCTTCATCGTCACTTTCATCGCCAGCAGCACCACCAGCAAGCCAAGTATTCAGAACTTGCTCAATTTCTTTTTCCGTCTTTTGACGATACATGTCATCAATGTTTGGAACGCTATCAAGCCACTTTTTGGCTTGCTCAGGATCATCAGACAACTTTGACGTACGTCGAGTTGGATCAATGACAGTGTCAAGAAACGAACGACCATCTACCTTCTTGGGAGACATCGCTAATGTGACCTTCAGATCAAAACCCTCATTGGGATCGAGAATGTCACCAACATCTTCGTCGGTAAAAAAGCCAAGCAAACGTTGATAAACCATCTTACCGAACGACCAAACTTGAACACCTTTGTCTTCTTGTCCTCGAACGATGACAGGCATATACGCTCTCATCTTTGGAGACAACTTTTTTGCCATCAGTCTATCATCTGGCTTACCACTCGAATAAAGCTTACGAAGCAGATCATTGATAGGATCTGGCTTTCCAAATTGGCTTGGAGCCAAGATTCCCGGGTTATTGCCGATGTAATAGAATCGACGTTCAATGAACGGCATTCCATCAGGAGTGCTCTTCCATGGAAGGCCGCGAACCTTGTATTCGCCAGCATCCGGCTTCCACAATTGGACGTTTGAATTCTTGCGTTGTCCGCTAAGTTCTTGGACACGCTTGCGAATGGCCTCTAAGTCTACCGCCATAATTAACCTCTTTCCGTTTTCCTTAATTTGATCTGTCATCTACACCGGTGTAGACTCTCAGATCGTATCTTTGTTCTGTTTTTTGTTCATGCGTCTTTTAGCAAGACGAAGTTTCTGTGATTCACTAATCTTTTTACGAGTTTCTTCAGAATGAACTCGGCCAAACCAAGGATGATCTTCACTTGGTTTTCCATAATAGTGATGATTTTCACCTTTCTTAAGGTCGCTCAATTTCTTTCGCGTTTCATCTGACACTTTGTGATTCATATGCGATTCACGCATTTTCTGTTTCGTCGCTTCTGAATGTCTTTTGCCCAATTGTGCTTGACGATGCTTTTCACGTGTAGCTTCACTAATTTCACGCCCAGGTGCACCGTCACCACCATCTGTCATGTTATAACCCAACTTATAGTGTTTCGTACCTAACAGTTGGATCCACGTACGTTCTAGAGCACATGCTTCTTCTGATGTCGAACATTCTTCAAGTACGACACTTTCAAACGCATCAGCTCCGTACTTACGAATTGCTTGGTGAAATCGATATGAAGAACCATTTCGCGCGCACACAATATGGCGATCCCAACGACCATCCAGTGTTTGTGATGTCACACCCACGTACTTCTTGTTGTTCACCAAATTTGTGAAACAATATACAATCATGTATGATTTTTAGAAAACTATGATGTCACTTTTTGGTACGTTTCTTCTTCCGCTTTGGAAAAGAAGAACCACCGCCCAAGGGGCCCGAAAAACCCATCATATTGCCAGAGCTCGAAGCGCCTGCACTTCCCACTCCACAAAACTCGTTGACATCTTCGTCGCCTTCATCCGCATTCTCTTCATCCGCTGAAATAAGCTGATTGGGCACCCTTGCAAGGTGTGCCTCTTGCACCGCTAGCCTTAGATAAGACCTAAGCAGTTTATTCATGCTCATAAATAGGCTGCATCAACAGCTCGATGAGGAAAATCACTCTGAAGCAGGCCAATATTCAACATTTTTTTCAGCCATCGTCGCAATGTAGTCAGCTGTCTGAACACCATAGACGAGAGGACTGATTTTTAGACAGTAAGGCTTATTTTCCTGGACAACGAATCCGTCATTGAGTTTGATGGACAACCATTCATCTACTGTCAACTTGACGCCGTAGTGTTGCATGATGAAGACGCTGCGATCCGGCGTCGAAAGATACGCTAACGCATCATTATAGCGATAGACTTCCCCCAATTTGTCTCGCCGCCAACTGTCAGTCTGTTCGATATAAAAGTCATTGTCAGAACTCTTACCTGGTAAGCCTACCTTGCCAACATCATGAAACAACGTAGCGATGATCATGCTCTCTTTCGAGAGCTTCCAGTTGTAGGTCTTGTTGAGAGCAACGAGGTTATTCAAAACTCGCAAACTATGATCGACTAAACCACCCGGAAATGCACCATGATAGTCAGTCTTTGCAGATGCTGGACACAGACATAAACGTTCATCTAAATTGTCGAGCATGTTTAAGATCGCATCTGCTCGATCTCCCGTTTTCTCACAAAGTGAGTAAAAACGCTTCCAATTTTGTTCGATGTCCTCAGGTGTCAACATTTTCCAATCTTACTTTTTTCGTTCAGCTTGTTCAAACTTGCGGAACATGCTGTACACAACTTCAAGCTCTTGGATGTGCCAAACTGCAGCACGGATCTCATGATCCCAAACAATCCCACGAACCAATATTTCAATCATATTCTCTGGTTCGTGTCTCTCACTGACAACAGTGAAGTAGCGTGCGATAACATCGTTCAAGTGATCTTCTCCAGCTTCAGAAAGAATTTCTGCACATAGCCCTTTACTTTGACTTGATCAAACGCTTCAACAATCTGTAGTTCATCATTTGGAATATCAAGAAGCAGGGCATCATGAAGCACGTAGATAGGACGCGTCTTAGGTGCCCTTTCTGCTAGTGAATTGATGACTTGTTTGAAGCCCATCATGGTCACGTCGACACCAGTGCTCTGTCCATAGTAGCTGATGAAGATGTGATCCAATGGTGAATCAATGACAACAGGACGTCCATAGCGGTTGATGACTTTTCCTGTTGCAACAAACTGTTTTTTGATACGCTCAAGTAACTGTCGAGTATTGAAGTATGCCTTGACGTTGGCAACGAATGAATCCAGTTCTTTTCCCTTGATGCCAAGATGAACTCCGAGCGCAACTTTTGAACTCCCATAGAGTTCACTGATGACAGCTCCTTTGATGGCCTTACGATCGTATCCCAATTCACGAGCAATCATTCCATAGAGATCGACTTCATCACACCTTCGACCGTACTCATAAAGAAGAATTCGAGCCTCTAGCGCTGCAAAATCAAGACTATAAATTCCTCCCTGTTCACCATAAACAGATCGAATCATACTTCTATGTTCGCGTTTCAGTGTCAAAATCTGAGGTCCAGATCCCACCGTTAGTCTTCCTGTGAGCGTCTTGAATCTGTCATAGCGTGGCACTTTCGCCAGTCCATCGGGTCCGGGTTCAAATGACCTCGTCGCTGCAACGTTGCCTTCACCCGACACCACGAGATCTCGCCATGTCTGACTGTCAATCGCGGCAGGTTGTAGAGATGATAGAACATGATTCCCAGTCACCCAGGTGCCCTTGTAATAATCCAGTGCAGCAGTGTCCATGGCTACTACTGTTTCATTGATCAAACGCTTGATGAAGCTCTGGTGTTCTCTGGCCGGCATCACCTTTTGCCATGGCACAACAACATGACCTGTTGACCCGGTCAACACTGACATTGACTTGACAAATGCCTCCGGAGGTTCGACGTTCAATGGCGTTCCGGACAAGTTCAAAGCCGTGTCCAGGCATCGATCGCTGTCGAATTTTGTCTGACCGCTGAGGTGCCAGGCACGCGAAGGAACCTTAGGCGACCAACAAAAGGAACCATCATCTACGATGAGATGTTGTTTTGTTCCGATGAGGCTATTGTCTAGACAGAACTTGGTCACTGTCACAAATGTAACACATCGTCAGACAGTTCTACATGGTCAGGTCGTCTCTTTTTTAGGAATCATATTCATGACTTGCTTGATGATATCAGGGGCACCCTCGAAGACACCATAACCGTCAGAATAACCAAAGTTCCATGAAGTCTCGAACTTGCCTGGTGAGAACGTATGTGTCAGACCCGTGACAATGTAGAGGTTGTCGAGTGTGGTACCTGTCTGAAAGTCAACGAAGTAATTTTGTGCCATACACGCTAACGGATTACCCATCGTTGTCATAGTTAACTGCGCTGGAATGACTCGTATTGGGAGTCCCATTTCGCCTGAACCATTAGGCGCAGCACCATTTTTGACAGTCATAGTCTTCTGCATCTGAACAGTTGACAATAATGGATCAGCCTTTGATGCGAGATTTGCAGTGATGATAGTGCTGCCATTTGACCCAAATCGAATCGTAGGAACAAGTTTGGACACAACATCTTTGATCATCTTGTTGTTGACAAATTCACTGGCAATCGAAATATTTCCGCTCTCCAAGTCCTGTTTAATTTTGATTCCCGTTGTTTTGGTAACATGCTCTAAACCAGCACCTACTGGTTGTTGATAACCTTCTGCAAGTACCTTTTCTACGTCTTTTGTCGATGTGATGTAAATGCTATTTCCTTTTGCATCTACACTTCGAAGTAGGGCACCGGCGGCTTGATTAGCGTTCGTCTGTTTGTCATAGATGTGTAATCGCATGATCTTCTTTGAAGAAGATGCCATGTTACTTTTGACATTTTTAGCAGAGTAATTCAACGATTGCAGAATGTCGCTATCACCCGCTTGAGACGTTCTTTCATGCGACGTCTCAATGAACATTTCGATTACGGGTTTGTGGAATGCACCGTACTTTGTCGAGTATTCTGTTAACTTAATTTGATAAGCTTTATCTGAACTTTTATTGACAGATGCTTCTTTTCCGGATTCGTAAGGCGAAAAATAGCTTCTAAGACCATATCCGACAGCGCGATCATCTAGAAACTGTGCGTTAATACACAGAGCCAAGAAACTCTCGAGCGTCATCTTTTCGCCGCCTTTAGAAGTTACTTCTTGTGCGAATTGATCACGAAAAATGTTTATGTCGATGGGAAATTCTGCAACGCTATGTTCACTAACGGGTCCACATTTTGAATTTAGACTGTAAAAGAAGACTTGAACTTCATCAATTGTTTCCGGGATGCTCATGATTGATCTGAGAGCGAAAACAGAAAACAGCTTTCCAAATGAAACAATAGATCGTCGGCCACCAGATTCTGGCTTTGCTGCGGGTGTCTTCTGTATTCCATTAATGATAGCAATCAATTCAGGAGTACCATTTTTCCCTTCGCCGGGCAAAAACGGATCTGGCCCGGTCTGTACTTCGTTGAACATTTCCTGAATGATAGCCGTAACACGAGTCTTGTAATTCTCTTTGAACGCAAATTTTTTCTTGTCTTTGGCGGCTGGTTCACTTATTTTTTTGAGAGTGTCAATTAGTCCATTAATGTCATTTTTGGTAGCACTACTAGCTTTGTTAAACGATGCTTTCAGAATGTCAATCTTCTTATTGATTTCATCTGTTGACATGTCAAATATTTCGCCAGTCTCTGCAGCATCCAAAATCTGAAATGGACGGACTTCTTTATTGGTTCCTGATGCTGAATCTAGGTGTAATCTACGACGATACATGGAAACTTGCTCCATCAATCGCTGTAATTCACCAACCTTAAAAGACATATCATTTGAATTGTCACTGATCTTGAGTTCTCGTATTTCAGCGACGCCTTTGGTGAACAATTCAAGAGTAAGCGTCACCTGGCCATTTGTGTCGAATGAGAAATTACTGTTGATGATGTGATATGCTTCACGCATCATCATGTTGTCGTTAATGTAGCTAAAGTACGGATTGCGATCGGCGTGGTTCGGGGCGCGCCAACCATATGTCATCCACAGTGTCACACCGGTATAAACTCGAGGTCGGATCAAATCACTGATCTCGTTCAGGCGTGAACGATCATGAATTTTAAGTGTTAATGAAGCTTTTTTATAACAGTAGAATCCTGCGCCTGAAGGTGTAGCCGTGATGTTGACATGTTCTAACGTTGCAAAAGGCCGAAATGGATCGAGGATGTCAACGTATCGTGTGCCATGTGTACCAACACTGCTGTTAGGACTCGGATTGGTAAGAGTTTGAGGACTTGTGAAGATCTCCATACCGACGAAATCCACTTCGGGTGCTTTCGTATCGCCTTGTTTTCCGGAAATTTGATGACCCTCTACCATGGCCTTATTTGCGCCACCAAGATCTTTTTTATTCACAGCACCCAACAAAAGCTTTAATTGACTCAAGGCTTGCAATTGATCACCTGGATCACGCGTCAACTGAAATTCAACTTGCATATACGGAACCAGCTGTGACAACACTGTGCTGGGCATCGAATTCAAGAAAATCTCTGCCGTTTTACAATTTCTAACAGCTGGATTGAAAAATGGAGAACGGCACAAGAACATGCTGGCCTGCAATTTCGTTGCTTCACTAACAAAATTTTTGCCAATGACTTCACGCAAACCAGAAACTTTGATGTGTTTTCCATCATCAAGGCTAACTGATGTGCCATCTTTTTCAGAATGTTTACCCAAGTCAACGACTGTGTCAAGCGTAAACATCGTAAGAAATTTTGAAAAACCTTCTTTGTCCTCTGACTTACTCTTCAATTCTTCAAACTGTTTTATGACATCATTTGCAGTCAACACTCCACGGCCGTTATTTTCGAGCACCTCGAGCAATGCTATGTTAACATTCCGCACTTTTGACAACGAACCGCCCAATGAAGGCAATTGTTTACCGGTTAGGTCTGCCGACGTGAAAGCGTGAAAAATGTTGTCTAGAGTTTTGAAGTCTGCTGGCATTTTAACCTATGATCGCGGCGATGTCGCCCAGATCTGGGATCCGAATGATGGTTCCTGGTGGAACTTGCATGCCCCAACCAATGTTACTAGCCGCGGCGAGAATCCACCAATATCTTCCATCGCCATACACACTACCTGCGATCGTATCAAGTCTTTCAACGCCACGAACTACTATCGTTCGGATGCTGATACGTCCCTCTTTGATCGCCGTCTGGATTGCTTCACGTGTTCGTGATGTTCCATACTGAGATCCATAATCAAGAATAGGTGATCTAGCGTATCTACTGAATGCCATAATCCATCATTTCTGGGTTTTCTGATATGGCATCGGCCCTGGAGCCATGGAACCAACTGGGTAGATGGGCGCGCGGTTATAACCATTGTGATCAAGACCTGGCGTGATGTCATGAATGGGTGCAAAACTGATCGTCACTTTACACATTTTTGGTGCTTTTTGACCAGGTTCCAGTTCCCAAGTTGTCTTATCAAACCAATCAAAGTTCATGCTTTCGATGAAGCCAGCCAGGCCCTTGCCACCGGTGTCTTGAAATGACTTCGCAATTGCATTATTGTTTGGGTTCAAAAATTTAGCAATTGCTTCTCCAAATCCATTTTCCGGATTCAGATTTTTCAACCATGAAATATGGCTTGTCAAATTAGCTAAATTATCGCGTGTAGGCGTCAAACAAGTGATAGGAAATCTGTACGTTCCTCCAATGACTTTCTTCAATAGATCATCTTTGTTATCGAACGTTTCTTTGACGTATTTTTTGACGCCCGGGTACTTCTTCAAGTAGTCAGGATCGTCATTCATTGCTACTTCACCAAATACCATCAACGGATTATTTGGGTCAAGCTTTTTCACCTTAACGATAAAGCATCCTTGAAGACCAGTCGATGGATAAAAACCACTAGCGAATTCTGGCCCTTTATCTGTTCCTCCTACGGGTAATGTAGGAGAAGGAATTCCTACACCTCCGCTATCAGAAACCAAAGTATAGCCATGACCCGTAGCGGGGAAAAATTTTGCATCACCTGTTGGATTACGAAGCAATTGCTGAATTTTCATCACGTATTCGTCAATTGCATCTTGGGTGACATTATCACCACCGGTAAACACTTCGTCATTCAACGTAAATTCTGGGTCACCCATGCCAAACAATCGACCAAGAGCAAATAGAGAATAATTACTACGAATTAAATCACCTAATCGTATTCGAATTAACGGTGAAGCACCAACTAGTTGACTGAATGGTTGCGTAAATTTGTACTTCCCATCTGAGTCGCTAAGTTGAACGCCTTTTGTGTACTGAGGATAGAGCAACGTCACCAACTTGTTGATCTTCAAATACATTTCGTCAAAGTCTAACAATGAAGTGGCCACGACATAGAAAGACATGCTAATCTTGCGCTCAGTTCCTTTATAAATCCTAACTGGCTCTACGCGACCTAAACCATAAACTTTGTCATAGTTGGCAGTGTAATCATCTGTCATGGATGCCAAAAATGCATGGAATGACACCATTTCATTGGTTCGAACGTCGTGAAAATAAAATGGAACATAAGAAGCCTCTAGTTTTTCTTCCATCGCGTACGCATCTTCAGAAGAAATTCTGCCGCCGTCTGAAGGCTTAACAACGTACGATTTATTTTCAGAGAACGGATCTTTTCTCAATCCTGCATCAATTTGAAATTGACCTAGATTTTTGCTTGAAAGCGATGCAGCAAAAATATTGGGAGGAAGTAATAGACTCGAAGGCGCGCGATTAGCCGCCCAAGCTA